TAGAGAACGAATAGAGAAAGCTAAGATAATAGATGCGGAGGTAAAGGATGCCTAGATCAATAATGGATGACAGCTATGACCCAATATATGAGCAAGTAAAGGGCATACTTGGCGAGCACTTCGAGCATTACTGCTTTATAGTAATGGATGATATGGGTGAAGTATTCTTTGATTACGACCACCTGCCCGCTGGGCGGATGCTTTTAAGCGAAGCTGGCGAGGAGATGCGTATTGATAACCCAGATGTTGAGTTCGAGTGGGAGTTCGAGGAGCTAGATGAGGATGATGACGAGGAGTATTATTAATGCTTATAATAGAAATACTACAATTAGTTACTCTATCTGCACTCCTGGGTGTATGTGTATCTATGTTTGTTGATTACTACACGAAGTAATGCTCATTGATTTTACCAAGCACCCCATCCTCAAAGCCCCTACGGACGAGGAGATAATCCTTCTGGGTGAAGCTGACCCCAGGCTCCTGTCCGATTTGCACGAGGCTCACGAGGGGCGTATACGTGCAGCTGAGAGTGATCCCTTACGTCACGGCTTTGACCTGCCTGGCTGGAACAGAATGCGGGATGCTATTGAGAAATACGATGAGGTCATTACCTTCGGTGGTAATAGAAGTGGCAAGACCACTGGCTGTGCCAAGATGGTTATGCAGGCCGTTACCGAAAATCAGGACGGTCACGTTGTGTGCTTCAGCCAGAACGCGGACACATCAGTAAAGGTTCAACAAGCGGCAGTCTGGGAAATGATGCCCAAGGAGTTCAGAAGAAAGACAAAGGGTATTGAGGGTTATATTAATTTCAGTATGCAGAATGGCTTCACTGGCTCTAGTTTCATATTTCCTGATACTAGAACTAGGGTGGACTTCAAAACCTATACGCAGTTCAGTAACAATCAGACCATCCTTGAAGGCTTCGAGTTCGGGTTCAAGAACTCCGAGAGGTTGAACATAGGTGCCTGGCTGGATGAATACCTAGGGGATGCAGCGTTGGTTAATACACTACGCTTCCGTCTAGCTACACGGGACTCCAAGATGATCCTGGGGTTTACACCCATTGATGGATACACACCCTTCGTCTCCGAATACCTGAAGGGCGCAGAGACGCTGGAGACTAAGAACGCAGAGCTTCTGGGTAAAGATGTTCCCGTTCAGCAATACAGCCCTGAGCGCGATGCTGGGATAGTATATCTGCATTCGGACGAGAACCCGTTCGGGGGATATGATCGTATAGCCAAGGACTTAAAGAACTCCAGCGAGGATCAGATAATGGTTCGTGCCTACGGCTTACCTACGAAGTCAATGACTTCACTACTCCCGAACTTTACCCCTGAGCTTAATGTAGTAACCGAGGAACCCAACAAGCACGGGATTAAGTTCCCGGACAAGGACTCCTTAACTTGGTATCAGATAGTTGACCCCGCATTTGCCCGTAACTACGTTGCTCTCTGGGCTGGAGTATCCGAGGAGGATGAGATATTTATACGCAAGGAGTGGCCCGACAGGGACACATACGGAGAGTGGGCGTTGTTCGGTGACCCCAAGTGGAGATACGGACCAGCTTCTAAGAAGATTGGCTACGATGTAGAAGGATACGTAGAATTATTTCAAGAAATAGAGGACGATCTGGGTATAGATGTTATGGAGCGCATTGGGGATTCCAGGTTCTTTGCTAAAGAAAATGAGAGCAATGTTGATCTATTTACTAGATTCTATGACTACGGTATGAGCTTCCTGCCATCCGATGGTCAGACGGAGCAGATTGGTTGCACCGCACTGGATGATTGGTTCAACTATAATCCTAACTTTGATGTAGATGAAGCTAATAGACCCAGATGCTACGTGCACCAGGACTGCGGGAACTTGATAGAAAGTATTATTAACTACAATTCACAAGGTAAATCCGACGAAGCCCTGAAGGACTTCTTTGATGCTCTTAGATATTTTAGAATGTCAAACGCTGGAATGGGTCCGGATTACTTTACGATAAACGAAATGCAAACAACAACTAGATCAAAAGGAGGATACTAATGCCTAAAAAAAGATTAATACAGATTGCAACCGAACAAGAGGTGGAGTTCGAGGAAGCTATGCGAATAGCTGAAGAAAAGCTACCAGAGGGTTCATTGACAGGGAAGGGCAAGAACACTTGGGTAAATGAAGAGGGAACAGCAATCCTCGAGGAATCCTTAATGATTGAAGAAATTATACCCAAGCATTATTTGGGTCACGTTCTGGGAGAATGCCCGAATCCTAGGTATAACTACGTATACAATAAAGATATTGGTAAAAAAGTTCCGATGCTTGTCCCTAGGAAGTGGCAAGGTAAGTTAATAGGAAAGGTTATTACCTTCGAGGCAATATCTGATATGAAAGGAACGAGTTACCGCTATGTGCGAAAAGGAAAGTGATATTACCCTGAATCGCAATTGGTGCAGGGAACAGGTTGATAGGTTCGCAGCTTGGGAAATGCTTAGACGGTATGTATTGCACGAGACAAGGGTTCCAATGACAAATGCAGAGCTATGTGATACAATAGGCGTATCATCTACTTATACAATTCGGTTGTTAAAATCCGTGCACAAAAGATTAGAATCCCAAAATGATAACTGATAACGTCTCAGAATCCCTTACATATTTACAGGAGGAGCCAGATATTAAGACCCTCCGTCTAGCATATGACCAAACGGTCGTTGAGCTAGAAGCATACTTTGACCTCTGCCGCACATCCTACGATGACCGCAGAAACTTTTGGCCCGGCAAGAGCCGTGACCACCGCAAGCACGGAGCTGATGCTTTCCCTTGGGAAGGTGCGTCCGATATGGAGTGCCATCTTATTGATGAGCGCATTACTAGGCTTGTATCATTATTTATGGCATCCCTTAACCGAGCCAACGTAAGAGCATTTCCTGTGGAAAGTGGAGATATAGCTCGAAGTCGCGTTGTTTCTGGATTTTTAAAGTGGATGGTGTCCTCTGGATACATACCTAGATTTCACCGCGAGATGGAACTAGGTGCCAATTATTTGCTTGAGCGAGGTATATTGATTACATATATTGGCTGGCAGAAGGAAGATAGACGTATACTGCAACAACTGGATATTAATCAGATTGCACAAGTTAGCCCAGAAGTGTCTGTAGCAATACAGGACGGGAAAGACGATGAACAGCTAGTTACCTTGCTTCAAGCAACCTTTGAGGGGACAACAAAGAAACGAGCCAAGAAAGCATTACGTGAACTAAGAAAGACTGGAGTAGCTGAACTTCCTATTGTTCGTAGACAAGTCAACGCTCCTGATGTTAAAACACTTGCTCCTGATGGTGATTTCTTTTTTCCCCCATATGTTACTGATCCACAGCGAGCACCTTACTGCTTCTGGAAAACTTATTACACACCACAGGAACTAGAAAATAAAGTAGTAACTGACGGATGGGATGAGGACTTCGTTGATTACATTATCTCTAAATACAGAGGTGTAAACATTGACAGCATTGAGCGCGAACAGGAAGGTCGCAGAAGCCTAAGCCTAGCCGACAATGCGTATGAAGCTGATGAGCTAGTAGAAATCTGCTACGCCTATCAACGCCTTATTGACCAAGAAGATGGGGCTGAAGGCATTTATTGCACAGTATTCCACAAGGAGTTCAGTGGTAATGCAGAGGTTCCGGGATACGCTAAGTTTGAATTACTTAATGGATACGAGGACTACCCCGTAGTAGTAACAAAACTATCCGAGGACAGCAAGCGTCTGTATGACACAACTACTGTTCCCTCAATCCTTCGAGGTATACAGAACCAAGTCAAAGTTGAGCGCGATTCCAGAGTTGACCGCAACAGCTTGGCTACACTGCCTCCGATCCTGCACCCAGTAGGTCAGGCTCCCAACGATTGGGGACCAGGCAGATTGATCCCGTATCGTCGTAAGGGTGACCTGGACTTCGCTCCTACACCTCCACCGCCTACTGGTTCTATTGAAATGGAAAATACCTTACTTACCCTATCGGATAAGTTAGTAGGACTGGATGAGGGTTCACAGATTAGTCAAATTAGACAGCAGTTCTTGGTGGACAAGTTCCTTAGCCATACTGCTGAAGTAATTAAGATGGCTTACAAGTGCTTCCAACGCTTTGGTCCTGACGAAGTATTCTTCCGTGTAACTGGTGTGCCGGATGCTCAAACATTTGACAAGGGTAATCCTGACGAGAACTTCGACATTATGGTTAACTTCGACGTTCAGAACAATGACCCAGAGACTGTTGAGAAAAAACTACAGCAGTTCGTAGCATTGAATCAACTGAACGCTAACAACCGCCTGAACGTAGATAGTCTCTTGGATGTAGCCGCAGCAAGTATTGACCCAGTAATGGCTGACGCTGTCCTACAACCAGTAGAAAACGCACAGCAACAAGTTGTTGAACAAGTTACTGACGATCTAGCTAAAATCTTTGCTGGTATCGAAATGCCAGCTAGACCTGCTGGAGCACAGATCGCACTCCAAGTAGTAGAACAATATGCACAACAACCCGACGTTGCACAAAGATTACAGACTGACCAGGCCTTTGCGGCTCGTTTGCAAAAATACATTGGTCAATACACATTCCAGATGCAACAGGCTC